AGTTTAGATAGACTTAATGCTATGTCTCCTCAGGCTTCTACAATTAAAACAAAACTACCACCAACACAAGGCAACAAAGTAATTGGTGGTGATGAGCAAATTTATACAGATATTGCTACTGAAGAAACTTTACTAAATAATTTATATATGAGTTTATCAGAAGAAAATAGAGCTAAATTTATGGAAAAGTTAGAAACACAAGAAGGCACTTTAGAACTTCTTGAATTTGCAGAAGAACAAGGATTGTAAGATGGTAAGTATAATTAAACCATTAGTTGGTACAGTAGGAGAAGTATCATTAGCTAACTCAAATAATGTTAGCAATTCTGCTCTCGTACGAGTTATCAATACATCTGCTAGCACAACCTATCTTTTAAATTTTGCTAATACAACAGCTGTATATGCTAATATAACACTATTAGCTAACTCTGTAACATATGTACAAAAAGCCACAACAGATACTTTAAATGCAACAAGCTCGTCAGTCAGAGCTGTTGCTATAGCTTTTAGGGACTAATACAAATGAAACTCATAACAGAAGTAACAGAACAAGTTAAGTATATTACAGAAGAAGGTTCTGAAGGCGGAAAGAGTCTTTATATTGTGGGTCCTTTTCTTCAAGGTAATATAACAAATCGTAATAAAAGATATTACGATATTGAAATTTTAGAAAAAGAAGTCAACAGATACGTAAAAGAAAATGTTGAAAAAGGCAGAGCTTATGGTGAGCTAGGTCATCCTTCAGGTCCTTCTATTAATTTAGAAAGAGTATGCATGATGATTAAAGAACTTCGCAGAGAAGATCATAACATCATGGGCAAAGCCAAGGTTACAGATACTCCTTATGGCAATATTGTAAGAAGTTTAATTAATGAAGGTGCAATTTTAGGTGTGTCTTCTAGAGGCATGGGTTCATTAGTAGAAAAAAATGGTATTAACCATGTACAGGATGATTTTTATCTAGCTACTGCAGCTGATGTTGTAGCAGATCCATCAGCGCCGGACGCTTTTGTTAACGGTGTTATGGAAGGTGTAGAGTGGGTGTGGAATAATGGTGTTCTTAAAGCACAAGAACTAGAACAAGCCAAGAAACATGTTGACACAGCTGCTCGTAAAATTGACAAGCGTGAGCTAGAAGAAGCTAAAATTAGAGTATTCAACCATTTCCTTTCAAATATGTAACTTTTATAAATAATTTAAATTAATCAAGGAGTATAACACAATGTCTGAACAAGATTTAAATCAAAATGAAGAAGATGTAACGGAAGCCAATGATGACTTCCTAAATTCTGGTCAAAGCGCCAAAGTTAAGCCTAAAAAAATTAACGACAAAGACCACTCATTTGGTGCAGTATATGATTATCCAGATTATCATGTTGAACCAGTAGCACCCATGGGTAAGACAACAGATGAAGATCCCCATGGATCGATTAGATATAAAATTACCCATAAGGGAACTGGTAAAAAGATAACCACTGATGCATATCATCATCCGGCCGGACATCTTCCTTCAGCTAAATCTGTCGCGGCGATGTTTAAAGATTCAGGTTCAAAAAAACTTGATGAAGCAGATGCTGCGTCAAACATGGCTTCCATTGCTTCAAAACCAACAGGAATTTCACGTTCCGATCTAATTTCTAAAATGGTTGCTTATGCATCATCTTTAGACAAGGAAACACTAGCACAAGCATGTGAAACTATCGGAATCTCACCTGATGATATTTACAACAACAATGCACATCTTGCTACTGGTGACAATTCTGCAAAGAATAAAGCCAGCATCAATTCTTCTAATGCTGCACCGGCAATGCCAATGACTTCAGTAAAAGAAGATCTAGCATTGCTATTTGGTGACTCATCAGACCTTTCAGAAGATTTTAGACTTAAAGTAGGTACACTTTTTGAAGCAGCTGTTTCAACAAGAGTTGGTATCGAAACTGTTAAAATTGAAGAAGCATATTCAGAAGCTGCACAAGAGCTTCAAATAAAGTTCGAAACAGATCTAGAAGAATCAGTTGAATCGATTCAAAGTGAAATGTTAGAAAACGTAGATAATTATCTTAACTACGCTGTTGCAGAATGGATTTCAGAAAACAAGCTTGCTATCGAATCCGGTATCAGAACAGAAATTGCTGAATCTTTTATGCATAACCTTAAAAATGTATTTGAAGAACATTATATCAATATTCCAGAAGATAAGGTTGATGTTGTAGAATCAATGGCTGCAGAACTTGAAGAAGTTAAGGCTCGCCTAAATGAAACAACTGAAAAGAATATCGAACTTGCCAAGGTTGTAAACCAAAAGGAAGTTGAAGATATTACTTCTACTTTTGCTGAAGGAATGACTGATACTCAGAAAGATAAATTCACTAAGTTAGTAGAATCTATCAATTATTCTGATGCAGCTGAATTTCGTAAGAAAGTTTCAATCATTAAAGAAAATTACTTCCCTACAAAGAGTGAAGTAAAAGTTACTGAAGATCAACTTCTCAACGAAAGTGTAGAAGAACCTGAAAAAGGACCTTATGTTGATCCAGCGATGAGCAATTACGTTAATTCAATTTCTAGAATTCTTAAAAAGTAATAATATATAAATAAAATTACATAAACTCTAAAAGGAGACCAAAAATGATCGGTTTTAATGAAGAAGTACTAAACAAGTGGAAGCCAGTTCTTGAGCATGGCGATCTTCCAAGAATCGCAGATGCACATCGTCGTAATGTTACTGCTACTCTACTTGAGAACACAGAAAAAGCAATTAAAGAACAAGGCGGTGGTTTTGGTTCACAATCACTTCTTGAAACAGCAGTTAACGCTGTTGGCGCATCTGGTTACACTGGTGCAGGTAGCACTGGCGTAGCTGGTTATGATCCAATTCTTATCTCACTTATTCGCCGTGCAATGCCCAATCTAGTTGCATATGATGTTTGCGGCGTTCAGCCAATGACTGGTCCAACTGGACTTATCTTCGCAATGAGAGCCAATTATGCTAACTCATCTGCCAAGGGAACTGAAGCATTCTACGACGAAGCAAACACAATGAAGTCCACTGATCAGTTCGCTGGTGTTGGTGTTGCTACAATTGGTGGTAATAACGTTGGTACTGTACCAGCTGCTACTGCTGCTGCTTACAACTTCAAGGGTGGTATGGGAACTGACGTTTCTGAAGCACTTGGTGTTGCAGCTGAATCCTTCCCAGAAATGGCCTTCTCAATCGATAAGGTTACTGTATCTGCTAAGTCACGTGCGCTAAAAGCAGAATACACAATGGAACTTGCTCAGGATCTTAAGGCTGTTCACGGTCTTGATGCTGAAACAGAACTTGCGAACATTCTACAGACTGAAATTCTTGCTGAAATCAATCGTGAAGTTGTTCGTACAATCAACCTTTCAGCAGTTGCAGGTGCTCAGACTGGCACTACTGTAGCTGGTACTTTTGACCTTGACACTGATTCAAACGGCCGTTGGTCAGTTGAAAAGTTCAAGGGTCTTATGTTCCACCTTGAAAGAGAAGCCAATCAGGTTGCTAAAGATACACGTCGTGGCAAGGCAAATATTGTAATTTGTTCTTCAGACGTTGCTTCAGCACTTCAAATGGCTGGTGTACTTGATTATACACCTGCTCTTAATAGCAACAACCTACAGGTTGATGACACTGGCAACACTTTTGCAGGTGTGCTAAATGGTCGTTTCCGTGTTTACATTGATCCATATACTACTGGCAACTACATGACAGTTGGATATAAGGGTGCCAATGCATTCGACGCCGGTATCTTCTACTGCCCATACGTTCCACTACAAATGGTTCGCGCAGTTGGACAAGATACATTCCAACCAAAGATTGGATTTAAGACACGTTACGGAATGGTTGCAAATCCATTCGCACGTAGCGTTCAAGGAACTCCAAACGTTTCTGACGGTACAATTACTGTTGGTACAAACGCTTATTATCGTAGAGTTCTTATTACAAACATCATGTAATATAAAGCAGGATCCAACCTGCTCAACTAAAAAAGGGGGCTTCGGCCCCCTTTTCTTTTACTTGTTACCCTTACTAGAATATTCATGTACACGTTTAGGTAATTTAATCATTTGTTTAATCTCTTCCATGTTCTTCAATTGAATGAAGTGAAGGAAAACATACATCTTATCTGATGTGCTCCAGTCCTTTGTGTTCTCAACAAAGTGAGCCGGAACTAGTTCTTTTAAACCCTCTACATATTCTTCCATTGTCATGATTTATTATCCTTATAAAGCCAAGAATAAAAACCATCAGCAATGTTATGTACATCTAAGCTTGTCATAATAACACCTTGCACATCATTATTTGGAGATGCTACAAGTTCATTAATGTGCTTACACCATTCAATAGACTTATCTAAAGCCCATTGCTTATTCCAACGACGATCCTCTCGATCCCTACGTGCAGCCCGTTCTGCTGGAGTTTCTTTATTAACATCATCAAGAGCATCAGAAACATCATCTTCCATATTATGAATTTCTACATTTAAATCATTCATTCTGTTACTACCTTTCTCCAATTACCATCTTTACGTTTCAACCAAAGATCACCATCATCACCGACTGCCATAGACACTGCTTTGTTTGGATCAGTCTGTGGCATATTAAAACTTAAACCATATGTTGTTTTTACTGGTTTATATTTTTTAGTACCAGTAATAACTATTTGAGTTGCTTCCGGAATAGGTGCCCCATCAGCTGTTACAGCTCTCGCTCCTTCTGCAACTAATGCAAGAGGTGCTACGGGTAAAAATGCAAAAAAACTACGTCTGTTCATATAAACTCCTTATGGATTAATATCAATATTAGGAAGGATAGAAGCTGGTTTGAAAATTACACGGTAGTGATAAACGCTAGTAGATGAAGATTGAATTTGTTCTGCAAAATATGTTACGTTATCAGATAATCCAAGAAAATGTTTCTTAAACTCTTTAGGACCGGTTTTGCATGTGACAGACAACTCACGTGATTTATCATAGTTACCAAGAGAGCAAAGACCCTCAATAGTCAGCATATATTCGCCTGTAATGCCATTATAAAACACAATACGACGATTAATCTCAAACATATCAGCTGCTTGAGAAATGTTATGTGATGCAACATCCGCATCACTTGAACATCCAGCAAGAGCCAAACATACACTCAATCCAGCAATAAATTTATTCATCGTACTACCTCCAAATGATCAAAATGATATCCTGCTGCTTTTAAGAATGTTTCAACTTGGCTTAATACCACATGAAGATTCCTATCAGTGCCATCAAAACACAACTCAATAGATTGATCTGGATGTTCTTCATGGCCGCTATTTACAGCTTCAACTCGCAAAGTATATGTTACATTATAATCGTTAAATATTTTCATAGTTTTACAATTTCCAATTTATCTTTAATTACTTTCATATTAACAAATCGATCTTTCTCATACATACCCGATCTGAGATAATCACGCCCACCATCAATAAACACACTACCATCCGGACTTGTACGATAATCATGACGATATCGTGAATAAATAATATCGCCATTAAATGCTTCTACACCAACAATATGTTTTTCTGTAGCAGAAAAACCAT